GAGCGCTTCGCCGAGATGCAGTCCGGCAACGCTTCGCGCCTGTTCGTGCTCGAGGCGAACATGAAATACCAGCAGCTCTCGCTGTCGCCCGAGGACCAGCAGCTGCTGGAGTCGCGGCGCTTCGAAGTCGAGGAGGTCTGTCGCTGGTTCGACGTGCCGCCCGTCCTGGTCCATCACTCGAACGTGACGACCTGGGGCTCAGGCATCGAGCAGATCGTCGACGGGTTCCACAAGTTCACTGTCCGGCCGATGCTCGTCTCGATCGAGCAGGCCGTGCGCAAGCGGGTGATGACGCCCGCCCAGCGCGCCACGATGACCGCCGAGTTCTCGCTCGACGCGCTGTTGCGCTCGTCGCTGAAGGACCGGATGGAGATCTACTCGCAAGCGGTGCAGAACGGCATCTACAGCCGGAACGAGTGCCGCCAGCTCGAGAACGCCGAGCCCTACGCGGGCGGCGAAGTATTCACGGCGCAGGTCAACCTCGCGCCCGTCTCGCAGCTCGGCGCGCTGAGCGCCGCAGCCACCAATTCCGACGCGGACGGTTCCGCGCCGGCCGCCCAGTGAGGACACGACCATGCTCGTCCGCAAGACCCTGACCCTGACCGACGTCCAGCTCAAGATGGACGGCGACTCCGGCACCTTCGAGGGCTACGCCTCGGTGTTCGGCGGCGTCGATTCCTACGGCGACACCATCATCAAGGGCGCCTTCGAGTCGACGCTTCGAAACAACGGCAAGCCGAAGATGTTCTACAACCACGACTGGACCATGCCGATCGGCAAGTGGACCTCCGCGAAGGAGGACGACCATGGCCTCTTCGTCCAGGGCGAGCTAACGCCGGGCCTCGGGCTCGCGTCCGACGTCCGCGCCGGGATGATGCACGGCACCATCGACGGCCTGTCGATCGGCGGCTACCTCAAGAAGGGCGACTACGAGGAGACCGAGGGCGGTCGCGTGATCCGCAAGTGGTCGAACCTCGTCGAGGTTTCGCCGGTCGTGTTCCCGGCCGATGCCGCCGCGCGCGTCGACCTGAGCTCGGTCAAGGCGGCCGAGCTCGACGCGGCCATCGCCGAAGTCGAGACCATCCGTGAATTCGAGCGCTTCCTGCGGGATGCAGGCGGCCTCAGCAAGGGGGCGGCGACTGCGCTCGTCGCCCGTGCCAAGACGATCTTCTCCGCGGGGGACCCCGGGGCAGACGACGCGGCGAAGTTCGAGCGGGAAGTGGCGGAGCGCCTGCAGCGCCTCGCACGGACCATCGCTTGATCCGCGCATTGTTGACCCATCCAACCATCGAAGGAGATAAGCCATGACGGAAGCCGTCATCAAGTCGCTCGAGACCATCGAGCGCAACCTCGCCACGTTCGCCGAGAAGGCGGACCGCGAGGTCAAGGAGGCCGGTCGCGTGTCGACCGAGACCAAGGCTGCGATCGACGCCCTCGGCGTCCAGCAGCGCGAGATGGCCGACCGCTTGGTCGTGCTCGAGCAGAAGGGCTCGGGTCGCGGCGAGACGACCGCGCCGGACCAGTCCTGGGGTGCTCAGCTCGTCAAGAGCGACAAGTACCAGGCGTTCGCCGCCGGCCAGGCCGGCAAGGTGCGCGTCGAGGTCAAGAACACCCTCACGGGTGCCGATGCCAACGTCGCGCCGGATCGTCGGCCGGGCATCGTCCCGGGCGCCGCGCCGGTTCTGACCCTCGAGTCGCTCCTGCCGTCGACCGCCACCTCGAGCAACGCGATCGAGTTCACGCGCGAAGCGTCGTTCGTGAACAACGCCGCGGAGCGCGCCGAGAGCATCGCGAAGCCGGAGACCGACCTGACCTGGTCGCTGGTCAACATGCCCGTGAGCACCGTCGCTCACTGGATCAAGATCAGCCGCCAGCTCGCGGCGGACAACACCGCGCTCGCGGCCTACGTCAACGCCCGCATGACCTACGGCGTCAACCGTCGCATCGAGACGCAGCTCGTCTCGGGCAACGGCACCGCGCCGAACATCAGCGGGTTCCTCAACACCGGCAACTTCACCGCGCACGGCTACACCAACGCCAACCTCGGCTCGGTGCTGAAGAAGCTCGTCCTGATCCGTCGGATCATCGGCGACCTTCAGAACGCCGGCTACGCGCCGGACGGCATCGTGCTGAACCCGGTCGACTGGGCGATCATCGAGACGGAGCTGATGACGGAAGGCTCGGGCAATGCTGCCCGCGTGTCCGTGGATGCCGTCGGCCGTCCGACCCTGTTCGGTCTTCCCGTGGTGGCCAGCGTCGGCATGACGCAGGACAACGTGGCGGTGGGTGCGTTCGCGCAGGCCTCGATGATCTACAACCGCGAGGGCGTGGTCGTCGAGCTGTCGGACTCGGACTCGGACAACTTCACGCGTAACCTCGTGACGGTCCGTGCCGAGCGCCGTCTCGCGCTCGCCACCGAGATCCCGGCCGCGATCCGCGCCGGTGACCTCACCCCGGCCTAATCGGTCGGTCCCGGCCTGATCTGCCGGGCGGAATGGGGGTGGGGGCTTCGGCCTCCGCCCCCTTCCATCTGCTCCACGGAGAGACACGATGCTCGTGAAGTTCAAGACGACCGGAAGCAACAGCGCCTTCGGCGCGTTCTCGACCGGCGACCTGCTGCGCTGCGACGAGCGCCTTGCCCGTCACCTGGTCGAGGAGGCCATGGTCGCGGAGTACGCCGACGCGCCTGCGCCCGCCCCTGAGCCTGTGCCTGAGCCCGAGGAGGCTCCCGCTGCCGCTCCGGCCGAGGAGGCGGCGCCCGCCCCTGCGCGGCGTCGTGCCCGCCGGTGAAGATCACCATCCTGACACCCCCAACGGCTGAGCCGCTGTCGCTCGCCGAGGCCCGCGCGCACCTGCGCATCGACACTTTCGACGATGACGGTGCGCTCGCCGGGTTCATCCTGGCCGCGCGCCAGCACATCGAGTCCGAGACCGGCGTCGCCTTGTGCACCCGGACGCTGCTCGGCACCGTCGACGACTTCCCCGCCGGCAAGCCGCTTTCCCTGCCGGTGCACCCCGTCCAGTCCGTGACGGCCGTCCGCTACTACGACACCGCCGGGTCGCTCGTGACCTGGTCGAGTGCCGAGTGGGAGGCCGACCTGACAGGCAACGTCCCGCGCATCGCACCGCGCAACGGCTTCGCCTGGCCGACCCCGGCCAAGAAGCTCGGCGCCGTGCAGGTCGAGTTCGTCGCCGGGTACGGCGGCCCCGAGCTCGTGCCCCAGCCCGTGATGCAGGCGATGCGCCTGCTCGTCGGCCACTGGTACGAGAACCGCGAGGCGGTGAACGTGGGCAACATGGTCAACGCGTACCCCTTGGCCGTGTCGATGCTTCTGGCCGATTACAGGGCGTTCGCGTGAAGGCTGGTCGCCTCAGCCACCGGGTGACCGTCGAGCGCGCCACGGACGGCACGGACGCGTATGGCGACCAGGTCCAGACATGGACGGCGCTTGCGACCGTGTGGGCCGGCATCGAGCCGCTGTCGGGGCGCGAGTACCTCGCCGCTTCTCACATCCAGGCGGACATCTCGACGCGCATCGTGATGCGCGGCATCCCGGGCGTGACCCTGACGCCGAAGGACCGCATCCGGTTCGGCACCCGGCTCTTTGACATCAAGCAGATCGTCGACGTGGACCTTGGCGGTCGCGAGCTGCAGATCATGACGCTCGAGCGGTTCACCTGATGCCCGTCGTCTCGGACATCAAGGTCGAGGGCTTGCGCGAGCTCGAGGCCCGCCTGCTCGAGCTCGACGCGGTGGCCGGCAAGAAGCTGATGCTGCGCGCCACGCGCCGCTCGCTGCTGCCGCTGCGGCGGCAGGCTGTGGCGAACGCTCAGCGCTCGTCGCGCTCGGGCGGCCTTGCGCAGGCGATCAGGATCGTGACCGTGACCCCGAAGGCGGGCGAGACGGTGCAGGTGCAGGTCGGCCCGAAGAAGAAGGACCGTCGCGGCCTCGCGCTGCACAACCTGTACTACCAACGCCGCCGGAAGGGCATCTTCTACGGGCACCTGGTCGAGTTCGGCTTCACGGCCAAGGGCCGCGCCGCGCGCAAGGTGGGCGCTCGACCGTTCCTCGGCCCCGCCTGGGACGCGACCCGCAACAGCATCCCGGCGGAGTTCCGCCGCATCCTCGGGCAGGCGCTCGACCGCATCGCCGGCCGCGCGCGCCAACGCTCGACCGCAACCGAAAGGCTCGTCGATCCATGAGCATCGAGAACGCCATCATCGCGCGCGTGAAGGCGCTCGCCACGGGTGCCGGCCAGCGGGTCTACCGCGAGGTCATCGTGCAGGAGCCGACGTTGCCGGCGGTTGCAGTCTCGCGCACGGCAGGCGCCGGCATGGCGCGCACGCTCGGCAACGCGCCGCTGCTGCAGCGGGCGACGCTCCGGATCGAGACCGTGGGCGACACCATGGCGCAGGTCGCCCCGGTGGCCGCCGCGATCGTGACCGGCCTCGATGGCTGGTCGGGCTCGGTGTCCGGCGTGACCGTGCTGCGCGCGACGCTCGTGCAGCAGCAGGAGCAGGCCAACGCTGACGGCGACCGGACGCTCCGCGTCGTGCAGCAGGATTTCGATTTCGTGTTCCGTTGATCGCCCGCCCGGGCGCGTAGCAACCCAGCCGCCTTCGGGCGGCTTTTTTCTGGAGAAAGAAGATGCCCGCATACATTTCCACCGGCACGGTGTTCTCGGCCGGCGACGGCGCGACCCCGACCGAGGTGTTCGCCGCGGTCGCGCAGGTTCAGGAGGTCAAGTGGTCGGGATACGCCCGCAAGGTCGTGGACGCCTACGTCCTCGGCTCGAGCTACCCCGAGCGCATGGTCGGCACGCACGACCCGCAGAACGTCGAGCTCAAGCTCCTCTGGGACCCGGCCGACACCACCCACGAGGCCATGCGCACCCGGCTGCTCGCCGGCACGCAGCACAATTACCGCATCACGCTCCCCGACCCGGGCGCGTACCAGGTGCAGGTCCGCGGCTTCTTCACGAAGTTCGAGATCGACAGCCTCACGGCTGAGGGCGGCGAGATCGTGGTCAACGCCACGCTCGAGCTGACCGCGCTGCCGACGGTAACCCCGTAATGCCGGCGTCCCGGGATCTCCTGCGGGCACAGATCAGCTCGACGCTCGCCAAGGCATCGGTCCGTCCGATCACCGTGGCGGGCGTCGAGCTCTTCGTCCGGGGCCTCTCTGGCGCCGAGCGCGTCCAGCTGCAGAAGTGGGCGGCCGAGGCTGAGGCTGGCGGCGAGCCGGTCTCCGACCACCGGGTCGCCTGGATGGGGCTCTGCGACGCCGACGGCGTGCGCCTGTTCGACGCGGTCGACGACGTGGCGGCGCTCGACGGGGCCTCGGTCTCCGCGATCGCCAAGGCGGTGATCGAGGCGTCCGGGCTCGGCAAGGGTGCCGACGAGGCCGCCGAAAAAAACTGACACGCGAGCCGGAGCTGCTGCTCTGGTTCCGGCTCGCGGCGCAGTTCGGCATCCCGGTCGGTGAGCTGCAGGAGCGGATGAGCTCCGAAGAGTTCACGACCTGGGGCGCGTTCTTCCAGCTCGAGCCTTTCGGCTTCGAGGTGGAGAACTGGCGGATGGGCATGGTGGCCTCGACGGTGGCGAACGCTGCCGGGCCGAAGCGCAACGGCAAGAGCTGGCGCGTCGAGGACTTTGTCCCGGCGCGCAAGGCCGAGCCCGAGCGCGGCCAGTCGGTGGAAGAACAGCGGCGCATCCTCGCCGCGATGGTTGGCGGAGTGAATCATGGCTGACATCGGCACGTTGGTCGTCCGGATGGCGGCGGACTCGGCGCAGATGCGCTCCGAGCTCGACCGCGTCAAGGGCGAGCTGAAGAAGACCGACAGCGGAGTCTCCGCGCTGTCCGGTGCGTTCAAGAACTTGGGCGGCATCGTCGCCACGTTCTCGATGGCGGCGGTCGTCACCCAAGCGATGCAGGCCGCCGGCGCGCTGAACGACACCGCGGTCAAGACCGGCATGTCGGTCGACGCCCTGCAGCGGCTGCAGTTCGCGGCGACGCTCTCGGGCGGCTCGCTCGAGGGCGTCTCTGGCGCCGTCGCGCGGATGCAGAAGGCGCTCGTGGGCGCGGAGGAGGGCGGCAAGGAAGCGGTCGCCGCGCTCGACCGGCTCGGCCTCTCTGCCCAGCAGATCCTCGCGCTCGCCCCGGACAAGCAGTTCGAGGCCATCGCGCAGAAGATCGCGGCCATCGAGGACCCCGCCGAGCGCACCACCGCCGCGATGGCGCTCTTCGGGCGCTCGGGCGCGGAGCTCATCCCGACGCTGGTCGCCCTGGGAGCCAACGGCGAGGAGGTGGCGGCGCAGCTCTCCGCCATCGGCGGCCCGGTCTCGGCGCAGGCGATCGCCAACGTCGACACCTTGGGCGACCAGCTCGACGTCCTCACGACCGGCGCGAAGAACACCGCCATCGAGCTCACCGCGCTCGCGTCCACCATCCTCGTCCCGCTCT